TTAAAAAATAATGATAAGACACTCAAAGAATGTTCACGAGCTTTTACTAGAAGGCAGTGAAGTAAGGATAGCTATGCTTAGTGATTTGCATTGGGATAACCCTCACTGTGATAGAGATATGCTAAAGAGACACCTGGACTATTGCGTAAAAGAGGAGATACCTGTGATGGTAAATGGGGACCTATTTTGCTGCATGCAGGGGAGAGGCGATAATAGGAGAAACAAGTCTGACATTAGGCCTGAGCATAACAATGCTATGTACTTAGATAGTATAATTAATACAGCAGCAGAGTGGTTTCTACCCTATGCACATATCATTAAGCTAATAGGATACGGTAACCATGAAACTGCTATAATTAAATTTCAAGAAACTGATATACTGCAGAGATTTGTGGACCTCCTCAACTATAAAGCAGGATCTAATGTACAGACAGGTGGCTATGGTGGATGGTTAGTAGTTAAGCAGGCTTTTAGTCCTGGCAATACTACCTCTTTTACTACTAAGATCAAATACTTCCATGGATCAGGTGGTGGTGGTATAGTTACCAAAGGTGCAATAAATTTAACCAGGGCTCTAGAAACTTATGAGAACTTTGATGTTTTTACAATGGGCCACATACATGAAAATTCATGCAGAAATGATGTGAGAGATACATTAGAAAAGCATGCTGTAACAGGTTACACACTTAAGCAAAAACAATTACACTTAATGCTTACCGGTACCTATAAAGAGGAGTATGGAGATGGATCTCATGGGTGGCATGTTGAACGTGGGGCTCCCATTAAGCCATTAGGTGGTAGGATACTTACTATTAAATGTGGTAGAGAGACTACAGGTGATAGAAAATCTATAAAATTTATTGATAGTTACAAATTTAATATGTAATTTTGCACTAGGTCTCGTATTAGAGACCAGGCCCCTCTGTATCTTTGGTTAGTTTGGCAGGGGGGCTATTTTTTTGCCTTAAATTTAAGGTTATCACCTTACTTCTCATGTATAAATTCAGGCTATTCCTTTACATTCCTTATTTAGAATGATTATTGATAACGTATTTATGTAAACATTTAAATGTTTGTACGTATATTTGACCATTACTAATTAAAACTAACCAATTATGGAAACAAAACTAACAGCTGTTGAGTACTTACTCCAGCAAATTAACACCAACAAAGCCTTTACTGTAGAACAGTGGGAAAGTATCTGCGAATTAGCTCTAGCCATGGAGAGATCACAGCTTATACTTGCAGAAATCAAAGCTACTGACAATGTTTACAAAATTCAAAGAAAATGAGAAAGAAAATATCCGACCTTATCTATTACTTTACACCCCTCACTGATGAGCATAGAGACATTTTAAGCACTGCTGTAGTGTTTATATTGTTTTGGGTGAGTGTCTATACATTTGCATACATTACTAACCTTTAAAACGCTTTAAAATGAACCTAGAAGATTTACAAGTAGAAAAGTACACAGCATCCATTTGGTATGAAACCTATCACATTGAATTTATCCTTGATTTTGAGTGGTGCTTTACCTCATTTGATGAGGAAACTAATGAAACCACAGTAAGCATTTGGCTAGATAAAGGTGAGCAGTGGTGTAACAACGTATGCCATCCCTACACCCCTAACTCAGAAGAGCTAAAAGAAATAATAACAGCTATTGAGGATAGCATACTAGAAGATCCTGATAGATTTGATGTATGGCAGTGGCACCTAGATAACAAAGAGTATTATAACGAACTAAATAATGATAGAGATGATAGATAAGACAGCACCAGTACCTACTCACTTTAGCCTTAAGGCAAAGATGGAGTGGTGGAAAAATAAAAAGAGTGAGGGAGATAAAGGGGGGAGTTTTAACTTACAGCTATACCTAGACTACCTCAGCTTACAGGATCATAAACCTAAAGACCAAGACCATGAAACGCTTTAAAGTAACCTATAACTATTTTGATGGTGGTAAAAAGAGGATAGCTGTCAGGATCTTAGAGGCCCTGGATAGAGATCATGCAATAATGATAATGGCTATGTGGCCTAAACTAATATTAAAAGTAGAACAGTATGAAAAAATATAGAGTATGGCTAGAGGATAAAGTAGAGCCTGAAGGTGGCTTTTGGTGGTATTGTTACCTAGGTAAAGATGGTAAGCTGCATGATTACATTTACACAGATGAGCAAGCAGATACACCTCAGTGGTATATTGATAATGGGTATAAAGTAGAAAAGCTATGAATGTAAAGATAGAAGTAATTAGAAGGTACCCATTTGAAAGCACTGCTATAATAGCTAAGGAATTAGGCCTAACAATATCACAGGTGTATAATATCGCATGGGCCTACAAGATACATAAGGATCCTGTTTATCTTAAGACTGCAGCAAGTGGTAGATACAAAGCAGGGATCAGAAGTGGTGAGGCCTTTCAATTTAAGCCAGGGCATATCCCAAAAAACAAAGGGGTAAAGATGCCTGCAGAAACTTATGAGAAGGTGAAGCATACCATGTATAAGAAAGGTAACAAGCCAGCTAACACCCAACCGGTTGGAACCATCCATGTAAGAGCAGATAAAACAGGTAGACTTTACCAATATGTAAAGATTAAAGATAGTCACTGGGAGCTCCTGCAGAGGCACGTATGGACTCAGGCAAATGGTGAGATACCAAAAGGATGTGTAGTAATTTTTTTAGATGGGAACTTTATGAATTGTGAGCTAAGCAATCTACAAGTAATAAGCAGAAAGGAAAATATGGCTCGAAATACAATACAAAGATATCCTGCTGAGCTGCAGGAGATAATGAAACTAACATGTAAACTAAAACGTAAAACAAATGGCAAACAACAAACTAAGTGATCTAAGAGATCACATCTTTATGGCACTTGAAAGATTAGCTGATGAGGATATGAGTAATGAGAAAGTACAGCAGGAAGTAGAAAAAGCTAAAGCAATAGCTCAGCTATCATCTACCATTATAGCCAGTGCAAAGGTGGAGATAGACTATATCAATGCAGTAGGATTAATAGACAGTCAAAGTGAGCTGTTTAAATCAGTAAACCCAAAACTAATATCATGATAGAAAGGATAGAACAAATAATCGAAGAGCAAAATTTAAAAGAGCAAACAAGGTACAGGTACTTAGTACATAGGAGGTGGTATCTGTACACTCTATTACGTAGGCATGGTATAACTTTGGCTAGAATTGGTAAGATCTGTAACAGAAGCCATGCAACAGTTATCCATGGGATTACACAAGCTAACTATTTTCTAGATACTAAGGATAAACTTTTTTTACTTGACACTTTGGAGCTTCAAAAGGAATTTGCAGGAGTAGATATAGTATTTGAACAAAGAAATTTGATTAAAGATGTGCAGGATTGCAAGTCTATGTATCATTTATCACTAGTGCAGGCAAGGATATTTAATAACCAATATAGAAATTATCAGCATGATTAATGACGCTGTGTCACATTCTCTTATTAGCGGAGGCTGGGAAACATTTGAAAATTCAAATAATTTTTTTTATCTTTTTTCTCGTCATCTTGTCATGAAATCGCTAATACTCAATAGCAGTGGGAATATTGCTAAAAAAAACTTGTCATAAACTTGTCATAAATGCGTCATAGACTTGTCATGTGAAAATAATGATTACATTTACAGCCAAAACTAACTAAATGAAGATATCTGTATTCAAGTCCTTATTCAATTCTAAAGAAACTCCCTACACACAAGATGTGGTGGATGTATACAATAGAATTAAGGAAGGCTATCCTGAACTAATTAATAAGATAACTGCTCTTAGAGCTATGGAGGAGGATGATCCTGCATACAGCAGCCTAAAAAACAGCCTCAGGGCTATCATGTTTAATGGCACCTTTAATGAAAGAAATGATAATGGCCTTATTGAGCACTCAGGGCTTTGTATTTTAGATTTTGATGATTATCCTAGTGCTAAGGTGATGAAAGCTGAGAAGGCAAGGTTAATGGAGTGCCCTTATGTCTTTATGATATTCATATCACCATCAGGTAAAGGGCTAAAATGTGTGATAAAGATACCACCATCAGACAAATTTACGCATAAGAGAAGGTTTAAAGCTTTTCAGGAATTTATTGATAGTGATTACTTTGATGCTAGTAGCTGTAATGTTAGTAGAGTATGCTTTGAGTCTTATGATCGTGGTGCCTATATAAATTTAGATGCTGAGGTATTTGATTTGATGGAAGAGGAGAAAGGGCATAGCTCATTTGAAAGGGTGCCAGTGCTACCCATGACTAATGAAGCTAATATCATTGAGAATATAATGAAGTTTAACCATGGAGATATATCTAATGGGAGAAATAATTGGGTATTTAAAGTAGCTAACTGTTTTTGTGAGTATGGCATTAGTGAGAATACTGCTAAATTTTACCTTCACCAATATAGTGCTAAGGACTTTACTCAAATAGAAATTAATACCTGTGTAGGATCTGCTTATAAAAACCCTAATAAAGGCACTAAGTATTTTGAGGATAAAGAAACTATCTTAAAGGTAAGGTCAAAACTAAAAGAGGGTATCTCCCCTAATGATATCTCTAAGCAATTAGATATTAAGCCTGATGTGGTAGAGGATGTTAAAAAGGATGTCGCTAATAGTGAGGATGTATTCTGGTCCATTAGTGATAAAAAAGTAGTTAGTGTAGATCCTATGAAGTATAGAGATTTCCTTTACAAGTATGGCTTTAATAAGTATTATCCTGAGAGATCAGAGAAGCCCACCTTTGTAAGGGTGATAGAAAACAAAGTTAATCTTAGCTCAGTGGACCAGGTGAAAGATTTTGTGCTAGCTTACCTAATGAAGCAGAAGCAAGTGGATGTATGGAATTACTGTTCTAAAAGTCCCTACCTATTTACAGATGGTCACTTATCTATGCTAGAGCCTATTGAATTAATGATGCTGCAGGATACTAAAGATGTGAGCTTTATTCCTTATCGTAATGGAGTAGTTAAGATTACTAAAAATAAGATTGATATCGTGCCCTACATTGATATAGATGGCTACATATGGGATAGGCAAATTATTGATAGGGATTACAAGCCAACTAAAAGCATAGAAAATGACTTCAAGAGCTTTGTATCTAAGGTATCTGCAGATGATGAGCAGAGGGTAAACGCCTTAGAGACTACCCTAGGTTATTTACTCCATACCTACAAAGATAAAACAGATCAGAAAGCAATTATTTTTAATGATCAGGAGATAGATGATAACCCTAATGGAGGGAGTGGTAAGAGCTTAGTACTAACTGCCATAGGTAAGATTAGAAATATAGTTAAGATAGATGGTAAAGCATTCAACCCTCAGAAGAGTGATTTTGTTTATCAGAGGGTGAATTTAGATAGTCAAATCCTAGCATTTGATGATGTTAAAAAGAACTTTGACTTTGAGCAGCTATTTAGTTTAATCTCAGAAGGGATAACAGTGAACAGAAAAAATAAGGATGAGATCTTTATCCCATTTGAACGCTCCCCTAAGATTGTGATTACTACCAACTATGTGATAAGTGGTGCAGGTGGTAGCCATGATAGGAGAAGGCATGAGATAGAGTTTAATCAGTACTTTAATGCACAGCGAAACCCACTAGATGAGTATGGTAGGTTATTGTTTGATAGTTGGACTGTAGTAGATTGGTTAGTATTTGATAACTACATGATAAACAACCTGCAGAAATTCTTATCAATGGGCTTAGTTAAGGCTGTAGCAATTAATGCTAATGACAAAAGGTTTATATCATCTACTAACAAGGAGTTTTATGATTATGCAATAGAGGGTAACATTACTTTAGATGCTATGCACTATAACAATACTTCTATTCAGGACTTTCAGACATTTACAGGAGGATGGCATGATCTAAATACACAGAAGTATTTAAAGTGGGTTAATGAGTACTGTAAATTTAAGGGATATAATTTAAAAAAAGATAGGAATGTAGGAGGTAGATACTTTATAATTACTAAGATATGACAAAGGAAAACAAAGCTAGATTAAAAGAGCTAGAAATTAAGTACATGAGCTACAGGTACCCATCAGCACCAGGGCACATCATACCACTGACTAAGTACAGTGATGCTACAGCTAATGGCTTGACTAAATGTATTAAGGACTTTCTAAACTATTCACAGCACCAAGCTGAAAGAATTAATACAATGGGAGTATTTAGGCAAAGCTACCGGACTGATGGCACTAAGACTGCAGGGATGTGGACCAAGGGCACAGGCACCCCAGGATCTGCAGATATCTCTGCTACTATTTATGGGAGATCTGTAAAGATAGAAGTAAAGATAGGTAAGGATAAGCAGTCAGTGGTGCAGAAGCAATACCAACAGATGATAGAAGCTGCAGGAGGGATCTATATTATAAGCAAGACCTTTGATGATTTTATTGAGTGGTATGATAATTTTAGCCAAAACTACCAAATTTAACCACCTTTGGCGAAGTATAATAAATAATTTTAAAGATTTTTGTGTAAATAGAATAATAATTACTATATTTGTAAACAATTAATTAACTAACCAATGGAAAAAACAACAACTAAGGCTGTAAAGCCTCAGGAGGTTGAGCAGCAGCCTGCTCCCTTCTATGTTCGCCTTCACAAGGCTAAACAACTAATCGGTAAAGTACATAAGAATGCTACTAACCCCCATTTTAAGAAATCTTATGCAGATATCAATAGTATCTTAGAAACTGTTGAGCCTATCCTATTACAGCATGATCTGTTATTACTGCAGCCTATAGATGGTGGTAGTGTATGCACTCAGATAGTTTGTATCTACACTGGCTTTAGTATCTCTAGCTGTATGGCTTTAGATTTATCCCTAGATGCTCAGAAGCAGGGTAGTCAAATTTCTTACTTTCGTAGGTACACCATCCAAAGCCTGCTAACTTTGCAAGCCACAGATGATGATGGCCACGTAGCTACAACTGCTAAGCCTAAGATAGATGCTAAAAGATTTGCTGAGGCTGTTAAGGCTATAGCTGATGGTAAATTCACTGTAGAGAAACTTAAAGAGAGCTTCGATCTTACAGATGTACAAAATAATTCACTGCTTTTAATACCTATGATATGAAAATCAGATGCTCAGCTATAGGTAAGATAATGACCTCTTCTAAGACTAAAGGGGAGGTGCTATCACAAACAACAAAGACGTATATCCAGGGCTTAGCCCTGGCACACGTTTATGGTATACGTAAAGAGTTTACTAGTAAGTATACTGATAAGGGCAATGAGTGTGAGGATATGTGCCTAAGCTTTGTAATGGAGCAGATAGATAAGGGCTTTATCTTTAAGAACGAAGAGCACTTTAGTAATGATTGGCTAACAGGTACTCCTGATGTAGTTACTGATCAGGTGCTAATAGATGTGAAAAACTCATGGAGTGGCTCTACTTTCCCCTGGTTTGATAAACCTGATGAATGCCCTAACAAAGACTATTTTTACCAACTGCAAGGGTATATGTTTTTATGTGATAAGCAGGAAGCTCTGCTATGTTACTGCCTAACCAATACACCCCATGCTATCGTAGAGCAGGAGGTAAAGAGTGCACACTACAAGTTAGGGCTAATGGAGGAGAGTTTAGATCTTAGAGACCAGGTGCAGAAACAGCACAGCTTTAATCATATCCCTGATGCTAAGAGAGTAAAGACCTTTGTAATCAAAAGAGATGATGAGGTGATAGAGCAGATCAAGGTGAGGGTAGAACAGTGCAGAGATTATTTTAACGAACTAATAAAACAATTATGATACAAAGAGAAGAGTTTAAGGAGAAGGCTATACTAGTGGCTATGGAAGCACTAATGCTAAGCCAACAAGGGATAAGCCCTAACTATGTGGCTAAGAAAGCCCTAGAGTATGCTGAAGCTATCACACTAGAGGTGTGTGGTGAGGAGATAGTATGGCCTAGTGATAGGATCCTATGATAATCCTACTAACAATATTACTAACCCCTGCTGTGGTGTGGGGGTGGTGGTGCACAATCGCTTATTTATTAACAATTTTTAACAATGATTAACAATGGAAACTAAAAACAACACAGGTGCTATCTTCAAAAATGACAAAAAGACAGCAGAAACTCACCCCGACTATAAGGGTAAGGTAAATGTAAACGGTGCTGACATGGAGGTGGCTCTATGGCTTAAAGAAAGTAAGACAGGTATAAAGTACTTTAGTGCTACTTTTCAAGAGCCTTATGTGAAACCTGAAGCTAGAGTAGTAACTGATGAGCAGGATGATGATTTGCCGTTCTAAATAATATTACTATATTTGGGCCATGACTTTACTAGCCCTGATACCTTTAGCTTGGTGGTTTGTTACTTTTGAGCCACTACAAGCAACCTTTAACAGCTTATTTAAGTATAACACCAGGTACCCAATAGCCATACATATACACTCTGCACTGAGCTGTATTAAATGTGTGGCTTTTTGGCTTACTATAATTTGTACCTTTGATTTTATTTTAGCTTGTCAGGCTGCACTGCTTGCTTATATACTTGATGAATGTTTACAGAAGCTGAGATAGAACTAATTGATAATATAGCTAAGATGCCTGATAGTGATAGGTATACTAAATACAGCTGTATTAAACTCTACAAAATTAAAGAGAAGTATGAGGGTAGACAGCCTAGGGAATGCTTTTGTGCTTCTGTTAGGAGGAGAATTTGGTCAAAGGACTTTGAAACGTGGTATGAAAAAAGCCTTAGATCAGTACATTAGCCTGCACTACGGTGAGGTAAGGGCATACACTGCCTACTTCCTATCTAAGATGGGTAGCTACATTGACGCTGATACAGTCATAAACAACTCCTACCTTCACGTAGTTAGTATAGATGGTGATCCTGATAAGGTTAAGGGATATCTGCTCAATACAATTAAGTATCAGATCCTATGGAGTACATCAAAGAGCCACCGAGATGATAAGATAACAGCCATTGAGCACCCAAACACTGAGCCTGTAGATGATGATGACCTGGTGCATAAGCTGAGGGAGGATAGAGCCTACTCTTTTAACAAAGGTTTGATAGAGATCTATAGGAATGAGATAACAGATAAGATACAGCTAATAGTATTTGAGGCTTACATAGATAAGGGATACATTACTAGTAGAGCTATGGCTATTTATTTTGGTATTACTCATACCTCAGCTTACTACCTGATTAAAGAATTGAAACAAAACATAAACAAATTACAATATAGGTATGAAACCGAGCCAAGTTATTAGTATCTTTAGCCTGTTAATAGCTCTGAGCTGTGGACTTGCTTTGTTTTGTTTAGACTATGAGTGGGCAAGTAGAGCTGCAGGTTTATGGATAGCATTATATTACACTTTTTTAATTTTAACACAGTATGAAGATAAAGAATGAATACTTAGGTCAGTACATTACTACCTACAATGGCAACTATGAGAGAACTATAGAGGTCACAGAAGAGATGGCTAAGGAGCATAAGTACTATAGCTCTATTGGGTTATCTTATTTATTTGAGGAGTCAACTCCTAAGGTAAAGTATAAAGGGGTAGAGAACGAAGAGAATGCTAAATAGATATAGAGCAGCTTTCGTTAATACTTACACAGATTATCCTGCAGCTGCTACTGAGAATGCTAAGATAGCACTTAGATGGGCTGAGGAGAATGGATGGGGTGACTGTGGAACTGCTGTAGGTAAAGCTAGAGCTAATCAGTTAGCAAAGGGTGAAGCCTTAAGTAGAGATACTATAGCTAGAATGGCATCCTTTGAGAGACAAAGAGAGAACTCACAGAAAGAGCTAGGTGATGGATGTGGTAGATTAATGTGGTTAGCCTGGGGAGGTGATGAGGGTGTAGAGTGGGCTCAGCGTAAACTTAAGCAGATAGATAACACTAAACTAGCAGAAGGGCAACCCCACTACACTAAAGATGGTAAGCTGTGGACTGGACCTACTCACAAAAATGCAGATGGTAAACTAATGACAGGAGAAACCCATACAGAAGATAGTGAGTATTTATACCATAAACTAATAAGAAGATGAGACCTAAACACATAGAAACTCCTGAGAAAATGTGGGAGCTATTTGAGGGATATAGAACGTGGTGTAAGTCATCACCTAGATACTCTTATAGCTTATCTACTAAAACAGGCGAGGCTACAGCTATACCATTAGAGAGGCCTTTAACTCAGGTAGGGTTTAGAACTTATGCTGCTGATAAAGAGTGTAGTGTGCAGGATTACTTTGCTAATACTGATAGTAGATATTCTGAGTATGCGACAATCTGCTCACGCATAGAGGAGGCAATCAGAATGGATCAGATAGAAGGTGGAATGGTAGGGCAGTATAATGCATCCATCACTCAGAGAATAAACGCACTGAAAGAGCACACAGATGTAACCAGTGGTGATGAGAAGATATCAGCTATTACTGTTACTATAGTTAAGTAGTAGTATAGTATAATAACAATAATAACAATATAGTCTCTGAGAGGGGGGTAGCTTTGCTATGGAGATAAAAAGCACAGTCATCTTTGAGAAGAACTATGAGGCTATCTTAGGAGATAAGAGGTTCATAATTAATGAGGGTGGTTCCAGGAGCTCTAAGACCTACAGCCTGTGTCAGCTCATGATCATATACTGCCTGCAGAATAACAATAAGGTGGTGAGTGTAATACGCAAGACCTTCCCTGCTCTACGTGCTACAGTACTTCGTGACTTCATAGAGATACTAAAAGATATAGGGCTGTATAAGCAGGAGTCACACAATAAGAGTGAACAGATTTACACCTTTGCTAATGGATCTATGGTAGAGTTTTTTAGTGTAGATGATGAGCAGAAGATAAGGGGTAGGAAGAGAGATATAGCCTGGTGCAATGAAGCCAACGAAATTTATTTTGATGATTTCACCCAATTAAATATGCGAACTGAGGATAAGCTAATCTTTGACTATAACCCATCTGACTCTGCATCCTGGTTATATGAGCTACCTGCTGAGGAGAGCATAAAGATAAAGAGCACCTATAAAGATAACCCCTTCCTACCTGAAAGCATCAAGGCACAGATAGAGGATCTAGCTAGAACAGATGAGGCACTGTATCAGATCTATGCCCTAGGTGAGAAGGCAACAAGCAAGAGTAACATCTACAGCAACTGGTCCTTTGTAGCTCATAGGCCTGCTAGGTTTGTCAAGTATGTGTATGGCTTAGACTTTGGGTATAACCACCCCACAGCTTTGATGAGGGTATACTACTGTGATAATGATATCTACATAGAACCTGTAATATATGAAAGCTACCTAACCACTACTATGCTGATTGAAAGACTAGCTACTCTAAACATAGAGCAGACTGTTAGTATACTCGCTGACCACTCTAGACCTGAGATAATACAAGAGATGAACATAGCAGGGTATGATGTACTCAACGCAAACAAGGTAGTTAAAAAAGGGATAGATAACCTTAAGACCTTTGGAGTAATATGCCAGGATCACAAAGCACTTAAGAGGGAGTATGAGAATTACAAGTGGAAGAAGATAGGTGACTTCATAACTGATGAGCCTGTTAAACTATTTGATGATGCAATGGATGCAATAAGATACGCCACTACTCACATAAGGCAGGAGTACTACACTGATGACAGCTACTATGCATTCTGATATACTACATAAGATACAAGTGGTGCAAGCCTTCATATACCATAAGACAGGTAAGCAAGTGAGGATAGTATTCAATAGACCTGATAGGATGCAGCTGCACCTTCAGCTACTAGATCAAGCTTATGCTGTGGCTATGGCTGAGTTCAAAAACAAATAATCTAATCTAAATAATATAGGTATGGCAATAATTAACATAGCAAGGGCACAACCTCTGATGCCTGCATACAACCCTATCAAGTTTATCTATGATAGCTCAAACAACAACCTACAAGGTTTTAAGTATATCTTTGACATCTACGAAAGTGGCACAGCTAACAAGATAGCAGAGTACAGAGTTATGCCTGTATATAGCACTGGTTATGGTGAGGTAGATCTATCGAAGCTCTTACAGGCTCAGGTAAGCTATGACCTTAACCTAACTAACACTACAGCATACAATGCAACCAATAGCCACTACAAGTATGATGTTCATGTAGGGGAGGAGTACTTGACTACTACTAGTTATACTTCTAACCTAACTAACAATGCAGGTAACGTGCAGATAAACGTAGCTAATACATTTGTGGCAGGGGATCAAATCAATATCACTCAGGCAGATCTAGGTGTAGCCAACCCAAACCTTGAGGGGCTCTTAACAGTTCTATCTGTAGGGGTAGGCTTCCTAGTAGTAAGCTCACCATTTGCAGCTGTAACTGATATAACTATCAATGGAGCTATCACTTTTGCAGATGGTCGCAAGACAGTAACTAGGGATATCATTACAGCACTAAACAACTTTGTATTCAACGGAGCAATCAGATGGGTAGAGTGGCCTGTGTATGACTATGATGAGTTTATGCTCAATAGCTTTCAAGATAGATTTTTAACCAACCTACCACCTTCTGATTTCTATGCTACTTTATCCCAGGATCTATGGGTAAATGCTGTGGCTAATGGATCACCTACTCCTCCTGATACAGTGTTCTTTCAGACTAGTGATGGTGATACTTTTGAAAAGAACGTAACAGCTGTAGATCATGTTAGTGGTATATCTATAGGGCCTAACAATCATGGTGTACTATCTGTAGTATCAGGAGCACTACCAATGATTAAGCCTACTACTGAATGGTATACAGTACGCTATGAAAGGAATGGCTTTCCAGACTCAAAACAATACAAGGTGAACTTAGATAGGAGAGTAAGAACAGTAGAGCACTCTATCTTATTCTTAGATCGTATGGGCTCATGGGGTAGCTTTGCTTTTACAGGTAGGGCATACACTACAGGTAACGTAACACGTGAGCAGTTTAATAAGGATATACCAGGATACGTTGAGACTTTAGGGATAGATAGATGGTTGTATGAAACTACTGAGACAGGTATGACTAACACTTACATAAGCACTGATACTACCATAGCACTTAACACTGATTGGATGAATGAAACAATGGCTATGTACTTCACTGAGTTAATCAGCTCCCCTAACACTTACATTAAGCTTAGCAACTATGATGCTGACTGTGATGCACCTGAGAGTGCTGAGTATGTAAGCTGTACTATAGTCACTTCTAGCTTTGAGGAGTTTAAGCAACGGAATAAGAATTTAATTAAGCAGAGCATAGTAGTTAAGCTAGCTAACAACAATATAGTAAACTCTTAAGATGGTAAGGATACAATTAGCAACAGGCTACTTAGATGTTAAGGAGGGCACAGCCTTCCCCTTGAACTTTCAAGTGGGAGACATAAGGGATGTATCTAAGAGACAAGGTAACTACTCTAAGACTATCACCCTTACTGGCAGTAAGAATAACAACAACCTACTCAACCACTACTACGATGTGAATATCATTGAGGGCACGTTCAACATCAATGCTCTTACTACAGGATCAGTTATTCAGGATGGCATACCTATCATGGAGGATGTATCTGTTCAGCTTACCTCAGTTAAGAAGGCTCAGATGACTGATGGCTATGAGGAGCACGTGGAGTATGAGGTATTGATTAAGGATAGCAAAGCAGATTTCTTTACAGCCATAGCTAACAAGGAATTAACTGATATTGACTTCTCAGATTTCAACCATACCTATGATGCTACCAATGTAGTGGCTAGATTTACTAACACAGTAGTGGATGGCTTCAAGTATTTTCTACCATCTTCAAGTGTAGGAGTATACAACACTCAGGAATTTAAGCCTGCTATCTTTACTAAGGTATACTTTGATAGAATTTTCGCTGATGCTGGCTTCACTTATGATTGGCCTACCATTGCCTATGATAGATTTGATAAGCTCATCATCCCTTACAATGGAGGTGTAGATAACTTTGACTATAATGACTATTTGGTTAAAGCAGAGATTACAACTCCTACTACTTTTGTAGGGGCAAACTTTGGACCAGGTACAACTGCGATTAACCCTGCACAAACTTTTACAGGATGGACTGAGCTAGAAGATCCTCAAAATATCTTTGATCCTGTAACAGGTGTATATACTACACCATTCAATATCAGCTCAGCTAACTCTCAGCAGTATGACTATAGTGTTACCATAGCTTATAGCCTTCAGTTAAACAATACATCAGGAGGTATTTTATATGCAGGTGATAGTCAGGGAGCAGCTAACCCTACCTACTACAAGCCTAGATTAAATCTACAAGCAGCAGGCTTAGGCCCTATTGTTAGTAACCTATACACTAACCCTACACCTCCTTCTGGTAGCAACATAGCAAACAATGCAGTGGAAGCCCCTTTAACCATACCTAATGGTGTTACCACTATTATTTCACAAACAGCACAAACTACTTTACCACTTACCTATCCACAGCTTAATCAATTATCATCAGGCACTTTAAGTTTAGGTGTGGCAAACGTATCACCTCCATTAGCAGGGCAAGCATCACCTCAAGTATATTGGAGAACAGTTAGAACAGGAGGTACTAACTCTGCAGCTGTAGTTATAGAGGCTGTGATTACATCTATACAAATAAGCATAGTGCCTAACAGTACAATCTATGCCATAGGTGGAACTATAGAGGTTAATGATTACGTGCCTAAAAAGATTAAGCAGTCAGACTTCATTAAGGGCATATTCAATATGTTTAACCTATATGCTTCAGTAGATAGCACTCAACCTAACAAACTGCTACTGCAGAATAGGGATGACTTCTATGATAGTGGGGTGGAGGTAGACTGGACTGAGAAACTTGCTAAGGACCAGGAACAAGAGCTATCTTTTTTACCTGAGATTACAGCTAAGAAAGTTATACTCACTTATGCTGAAGATAAGGATGCACCCAATGTAACTTACTCAAATGCTACTAGTGATATCTATGGTCAAGCAGAGGTAATTTTTGATAATGAGTATGTTAAGGAGGTAGACACTAAGCCTATACTTTTTAGCCCTACTCCTGTTATTAAAACTTTATTCGGAGCATTTGTGCCTATGATAGCAGGATCAGCACCTGAGACAAACATAAGGATACTATACGATAAGACACTTGTAGGTGTACCCCTAGCAACCTGTGGTCAATTCTATATCTATGACTATGGATCTGTAGGTATGACTAACTTAACAGACTATCCTTTGGTGGGACACTTTGATGATCCACTTACTCCTAGCTTTGATATTAACTTCGCTATCTGTGACTTCTACTATTACCAACCTACTAGCCTAACAGATAACAATCTATATAACAGATATTGGAGGCGTACAATGGGGCAGATTAACAATGGTAAGATGCTGATAGCTAACTTTGATTTGAAAGAGAATGATATCCAAGCTCTTAAGCTCAATGATAAGATTAGAATAGATAACTCATGGTGGAATATTAACAAGGTAATTGACTATGATGCTAATGCTCGCAAGCTTACAAGGGTAGAGCTCATCAGTATAGATAACGAGATTAATTTTACCTTTATGGGGCCAGGCGGTCCTATCATCCCTACTCCTCCTGCAAGTATAGGCCCTATGCAAGCTCTAGCTATGAGCACTATTAACACCACTAAGATGCTAGCATCTAATGTATTCAGTAACCAAGCTAATGCTATGGTAATGGGTAGAGGTAACGTGATAGTGGGTGGTACTAGATCAGTGGTAGTAGGTGATGGGTACATAGTGAGTGAGAATGAAATGGTAACAGATAACCTAATAACTGCTAGCATAAATGGCACATCTACATCAGAGCTCTTCCCTTCATTTGTTCAAACTAATGATATTGATTTAACACTTTGGAATAATGGTCAAGGAGGTATAGTTAACAATACTACCTATGGCGAAAGTGCGTTAAGAAGTAATACTACAGGTGGTGGTAACACAGCTATAGGCGATAGTGCACTTGCTTCCAACATCATAGGTAACAATGACACTGCTGTAGGTGCATCTGCTTTAACTAATAACACAGGTGATAATAACACAGCTTTAGGATCAGGTGCTTTATATACTAACAATTTAGGTTTTGATAATACAGCTGTAGGCTCAGGTGCTATGGTTAGTAACAGTATAGGTTTTAGTAACACAGCTATAGGTGTAGCTGCCTTAGGTAGCAATACTACAGGTGATAATAACACAGCTTTAGGGTATAATGCTTTACTTCTTAATACTACAGGTGATAATAACACATCTATAGGAATGAGCACTAATAGTGGCAACTTTAATGCTAGCATAATACTAGGCCGAGGGGCAACTGCCACAGCTTCTAATCAGTTTGTATCAGGTAGTGTAGCTTATCCTGCAGGGGCAGTGAGCGTAGCAGCAGCTGCACAAACACGAACATGGGATGTAAGAATTAACGGGGTAGCCCACAAAATACTTTTAGCATAATGAATGAAGTTGAAATACCATTAAAGATATCAGGCATAGGTGCCATCAAAGCAGAGTTAAAAGCACTCAAAGGTGAGATAGCCAATGCTACTGATCCTGCTGATATATTAAGATTAAGTCAAGCTGCAGGTGTACTCAAAGACCAGATACAAGATGCTAATGAGGCTGTCAATGTATTCTCATCAGGGAGTAAATTTCAGCAGGCATCTATGGGCTTTGCAGGTATTGGTGATAGTATCAGGTCTATGGACTTTGAAGAGGCATCTCAGAAAGCTCAGGTATTTGCTCAATCTATAGGTAACATTAAGCCTGATGATATTAAAAAGGCAATGTCAGGTCTAGTATCTACCATAGGCACAGTAGGTAAAGCATTCATGTCATTAGGTCAAACCCTATTGGCTAACCCAATTTATTTGATAGCTGCAGTAATAGCTGCAGTAATAGCTATAGTAGTAGTACTAATGGATAAGCTTGGCTATCTAGAAATAATAATGGATGCTGTGGGTACAGCTTTTGATGGTGCCCTAGAAGCTCTGAATGAATTTATAGATAGCATGGGATTAGCTGTCACTGAAAGTGAGCAGTTTAAGGCAGTGCAAGAGACTACCACTGAGGCTATGGCTGCTTATGAAACTGCAGGAGCAGGAGCTATCCAAGTAACCAATGAGGTGGGTAATGCGTTTGAGATGGCAGCTCAAGGGGTAATCACTAAGGAAGAGGCACTAGCTATATACAATGAAAAATTAGGAGATACATTTGGAGCTGCTACTACTCTAGCTCAAGCTGAAGCAAACTATGTAGCTAAGACTAAAGCATACGTAGAGGCAACTATGCTAAGAGCTAAGGCTGAAGTGTTTGCTAAGAAGTCAGCTGAGGAAAGTGCTAAGGCAATAACAGCAGGAATGAAAGACCAAACTACTGCAGGAGATAAGACTAAATCATGGTTTGCTGAAAATAAATTACTAGGGTATGCACTAGGAGGTCCTTTAGTAGCAGGTATATTAGAGGGGAATGAGGCTGTCAATGGTAGTGATGAGGGCTTGGCAGCTAAACAAAAAAAGAGAATAAAAGAAAAAAAGAAAGAAGCTAATGCAACTGCTGATATCTATGCAGATGAGGCTGCAAAAGCTATGGAGGCAGCCATTAAATTAGAAGATGCTAATAACATAACTATTGATAGTGACAAAAAGAAAACTAAAAGCAATAAAGCTGAAGCTGATAAGAGAATAAGGGAAGCTGAAGCTGAGGCAAAGAGATTAAATGATTTGGCAGTAAAAGAAAATGAGAACAGAATAAAGCGTGAAGATGCCCAATTTGATTTAATGAATGAGATGACTCTTACTGCTCAGCAAAAAGAAGAGATGGCTCTTAATCAGGCTTATGATAAAAAGAATGAAACTGCTAAGGGTAATGAGGAGCTTGAGAAAGTTTTACTAGAAAAACAAAAAACAGATTTACAAGCTATTAGAGATAAGTATCTAAAAATTGAAGAGGCTAAGGTGGCAGCTGCTGAGGCAGTTAAAGCTAAGAAAATTCTAGATCAGCAAACTCTATTGGATGAATTAACTTTAACTGATGATGAGAAAAAAATAGCAGCCATTGAAGCTAAATATATAAAAGAGCAAGAGCTTGCTAATGGTCACGCTGAGACTTTACTAGCTTTGAAAAATAAGCATGATAAAGATATTGAGAATGCTAATACTATGGCTGCCCTTGCAGAAATAAATACTGCTACTAAGGTAAGAGATGCTAAGCTAGGGTTTGCTAAGGATACAGTAGATGGCTTGACTAACTTAGGAGGACTGCTAATCAAAGACCAGGCTAAGCTAGCTAAATTCAATAAGGCATCTGCTCTAGTTCAAATAGGTATAGATACTGCTAAGGCTATCTCAGCATTAGTAGCAGCTTCCAACACTAACCCTGCAAATGCTGTAACAGCAGGTACTGCAGGTATAGCACAGTTCGCATCAGGTATCATTCAGATAGCGACAAACATAGCTAAGGCTAAGCAGTTACTTACATCACCATCTACCCCTGTAACATCAGGAGGTGGAGGAGGAGGTGGAGATACTGGTGGTGGTAGCAATACAGCCACTATGATACCTCAGGCAGCTCAGCTGTTTGGCTCATCAAACAATGCTAACACTATGAGTGCAGGAGGTACTACAGCAGGTGGTGGTGGTAATATGATGGTTACAGCTGTAGTTAGTGAAACTCAGATAACCAATGTGCAGAAAAAAATAAATATGATCAATAAAAACTCAGAGCTATGAACAGTCTACAAGCAATAACAAACACAATTATTTCATTTTACACAGCCCATAAGCAAGTGTTCAAAGTGGGTAGTGATTTCAAAGAACAGCTCTTTAACTTTGCTACTCAGAATGAGAAGTATCCCCTGGTGTATATCGTGCCTAGTGGAGTGATCCCTACTGAGAACACTACTGAGTTTACCTTTGATATTTACTGCTATGATATTATTCAAAAGGATAGAGCTAACATCATCACTATCTTAAGTGATACTCAACAGATCCTTAGTGATTTGAATATATACTTTACTGATAGCACTGACTATAGCTTTGATGTGGTAGGAGTACCTACCTTTACACCCCTCAACAATGACTTGCTAGATTACGCTGCAGGCTATCAGATGAGTATCACTCTTACTGTCAATGATTGGACTGACTGTGCTGTACCAATATAAACATTTCACTTTAATAATATAATATAGTTATGGCGAATAATACACTACAACAAATAGCAACAAATTTAGGAGTAACAGGTTATGATGATACTAGCTTACTCATTGGCATAGCTGAATACTATGGTGTTAATCCTAATCACTCTAACTGTCTAATGTTTGATATCTTAGAAACTCAGGGTGGTGATGCTGCTAACTCTAAGAATTACATGGAGGATTTTGTGGTAAACTGCTTAGGTGGTAATTATAGCCTTAATGTAATAGAAGAATGGGAAAGCAGAACAATCTAAGATATGGGATGGTGGGGTAATTGGAGGCTTAACTTAATGACTTACTAAGATGGCATACGCAAACACAGGAGAATTTAATGTGCTCTATCCTACTAGTAGAAGGATGGCTAATATACTTAAGCGTATAGTAGATGCTGAGGTAGTAGATGGTGAGGGTACACTTGTAAGTTCTATAAGAATTAATGCAAAGATAACAGGCTTCCAAAAATTAGAGATACAAATAGTAGCAGCTTATTATTTTATATTCTTAAACAATGGAGCTTACTTATGGAATGGTGGAGTGATTACTCCTAGAGATTTCGTAGCACAATTTACTGATGAGCTTGCTAGCAAAGGTATCACTGCTGAAATATATGCTCAATATACTGAATGGCTTACTAAAAAATATCCACTAGTAGAAGCTGTTGAGGTATTAGAAAGGCAACAAAAATTAGTGTATACTTTCGAGGCTCTTTATGCACCACCTGAATTTGTGCAAGGCTTCCCCTTAGATGTCTAACTCTTTTTTCATACCTAATACATTAAAAACATAGGTAAGTGGTAGAGCTCCTACAGCTTCAGTTTTAGTAATATCCCCATTTGTGAGACCGTAGATCATGTGCTCCCATGACCACTTAGTATTCTTTTTTTCCTGGTCCACCTCTTTAATCTCATCAGGATCTAAGGCAGCTAACTCCTCAGGTGTAAGCTCATCATCTGCCTCACCAAATAAATTAGCATAAACCTTTAGAAAGTTCTCCCTAAATTTTAGAAACTCATTAATGACACCATACACCTCAGTGATTGGTAGATCTAAAAATTTCTCAGCTCTAGTATTGAGATCATACTCATAAGGCTCTAACACTACCTCACCCCACTCGTTTACCTTAGACTGCCTGTATAGGATAGCACAAATTTTATCTAGGTTAGTCAGGTAGTTATCATTGAAATAATAGTCTATATCAATATACTCAAATAGGCACAGCTTAGACAATGGCTTTATCTTCATACCTAGGAGCTCATGCTTATATTGTTTAGATGGCTGTGAGTTTACCCACTTATATTTAGCTACCAATTTAGTTAGCTCATCTATATCCATCTCATCTACCTCATCTATAGATATATCTGTAACAATAGATATTGTTTCAGCATTGTAATGGGAGGAGCCTAATGATTTCTCAATAGCACTTATTTCAATAAACTGCTCTAGGCTTATATCACTCCACGACTTCGGCAACATCTTCTACTTTCTCTACTTGTTTAGATATTTTTTTAGCTATAAACAATAAGTAAGGGATAGCTATGTTAGCCTTAAGTTCTTTAATTAATTTTGCTTTAAGTTTTAAGTGAGCATCTGCATAGTGCTCAGCATTTGTAAGATCATCTCGCTTAAACATGATAGCAAGTATCTCAGAGATATATCCCTTAGGCTTAGCAATGGCTATCTTCTCAACAAGCTTAGTATCTCTTACTGTGAGCTTCATCTCTGCACTATAGCTGTAACCTGCTAACTCTATCTCACTAACAGTAGGATAATCAATGGTAGGTAGATCATTAAACTTTTGAGTAAACTCAATAAAATCAGCTATATCTACATCATAGAATAAGCTTTCCTCTAATCCTAGGCTTCCAAAGATTTGCAGGTATTTGTCTACAGGATCTATTGTGCTATTAGCACTTAGTTCTGTTATTACTTCAAACTGATCAATGGTCAGCTCTTCTAATGTGTTAGGGATATCCCTTCCTAAAATAGTTATCATAGTTTTAATTTTTTTACAAATATACAAATAATATAATATAGGTATGGCTAAAGATAATTTACCTATTTACAAAATTACGATTGATCCTGAATACTCTGAAAATGGAGAAGATTTAGGGATAGAACAAATAGCTTTTACATCCACTCCTGCTATCAAAGTAATGGGTATGGCATTCAATTCTCAGGCTAAGCAAATGATATTCAAAGATAATGTTAAGTATCGTATTGTGGCACCTGCTCTTATACCTATGGAGATTTATCGTAAAGATGATGAGGATGGCAAAGAGTACTATGTTAAGTTTACTAAAGAAGAGATAGAGAAGATACATTCTAAGTTCATGAAGGATATGTCTAATAAGGACCTGTTTAATTTAGAGCATGATACTACTGAGACTGTGCCAGCATATATTTTGGAAGCATGGATTGTAGATAGCCCCCTTAAAGATAAGGCATACTCATCATTCGGTATAGAAGTACCTACAGGCACCTTAATGGTAACAGCACAGGTAACTGATGTTGAGTATTACAACCATCTAGTAGATAATGATCAGGTAGGATTTAGCATTGAGGGTTACTTAGGTATGAAATTAAAAGCAGAAACACAATTAAAAACAGATATAAATATGAACAAATTACCTGATGGAGAACACACTATCGAGGATAAGATCTATGTTGTAAAAGGCGGTGAGATTATTGAGATACGTGATGTTGAACTAGAGGAGGCCACAGAAGAGGTAGCCCTAGAAGATACAGTAGTAGAAGAGGAAGTAGTAGAGGAAGAGACTATGGCTGTAGATCCTGTATTAGATGCTGAGGCAATACTAGCAATAGTTAAGCCTGCATTAGATGCAGAAGTTAATAATTTAGTAGCTATGATAGCAGACCTAAAAGCACAATTAGAAGATGCTATGGCTGTAGATAGTGAAGAGGATGTGGTAGAAGAGGTTGTGGCTTTGAGTGCACAACAAAAATTAAGTATGTTTAATAAATTTAACAATAACAAATAAAAAACAAAATGAGAAAACTAAGATTTGATTTAACTATTGATGCAAGTGCAACACTTGCACCCAACGCTGAGGCATTTTATGCACAGGCTTACCTAGGAGGTACTGAGATTACAGACAACTTTCGTACTTTACCAGGAATAAAGTATAAGACTAAAATTGGTACAGTTACTTTTGGCACAGGCTTATTAGCTGTATCCCCATGTAACTTCCCTAACTTAAACACTGATGATTTAAGCTCAGTAGAAATTGACGTATGTGCTTTATCTGCAATGGCTCAGGTTTGTCAATTTGACTTAGAGCAGTCTTTTGTATCTTTACAAATGGCTCAAGGTTCAAACGGTGATTTCACTGTAGCTAACTTCTTTAACTTCTACTGGAGTGAGATGGCTAATGCAGTTAATGGACAAATTGAATCTTTACGATGGAAAGGTTATACAGGTTCTGCTAACCCTGAACTTGCTTTATGTGATGGTTACGAATTTCTATTAGATACAGGCTTGGCTCCTGGCCCAGGAATTACTCCAGTTATCGATGGTGGTACAGGTGCAATTCTTAACTTTGCAGGTTTATTAACTGCACTCACTACAGCTTTTGCTTTAGTACCTTCTTCTATTGCTTCTAGAACTGCTGACTTGCGTATCTACATGCCTACTCAATTAGTAAACATCTACCGTTTAGGTGTAGCTAGTGGTAACACTAATGCATTTATCACACAAGACTTAGCTTTGACTTACTTAGGTATCAAGATTGTTCTTTGCCCAGGGATGTCAAACAACAAATTTGTAATTACTTTAAAGGACAATTTACTTTTTGCTTTTGATGGTGAAGGTGATCCATCTGATCTACGTGCTGTAAACTTAGCAGATACTGTAGCTGAGCCAGTTATCAGAACACGTGCTAACATGAAGGTAGGATTTAACTATGTTAATCCAGGTGATATCGTTTATTATTCTTAATATTAATTCATAGAGGGGGGCAACCCCCTTTATATAAAACTTAAAACACATGCCAGTATGTACGGCCCTCGAGGGTATTCAAAAAAGTTGCGATAATAATAGTGGTGGGATCTATCAAGTATGGTTTATCCCTCAGGATAACATTGATGTAGTAACAACAAACACAGTTTTTCCTGACTATGAGGTAACAGCTATTACAGTTACACCACTACTAACAACTTTTGAAAGTTATTTCATTCGCAGAAATACATCAAACTATACAGAAGAGCAGGCTGCTGATCTAATCAATGGCTCTACTTTTGTAACACAAACTATTAACCTAATGTTTCACCGTCGTGAAGCTGCTAAGTCCAATGCTCTTAAGATACTTGCTTCAGGGCAGCAATACCTTGCAGCTGTAGTATTAGATGCTAATGGCATTTATTGGTATTTTCCATACATGCAGCTTACTGCTACAGGTGAAGGATCAGGTACAGCTAGAGCTGATGGTTCTAAATACTCTGTTACTATGGTAGCTGAAAATGAGTTCTTAGCACTAGAAGTTAATTTAGCTAATCCTGCTGCATACGCTGCTTTAGGTTTAGTATAATCTATTGCCTTTCTAAAATTAGCCCTACAATTATGTGGGGCTTTTTTTATTTCTAAACATTTGCCTTACATCATCTAATATAGGTATGATATACATTGAACAGGGAGTGATTAATCAAATAGTGCTAACCTTAACAGAGGTAACAACTGTACCCACCCCTCACTATCTATTTGCGTTTACTAATGAGATGAATACTCTATCAGTTACTCAGCTATTTACTACTGCTGATACTAGCTCATACCCTGAAAGATACAACTTGTTTGTATTAGATGAGCCTGTAGATATCACTTTGTTACAAGGGCAGTTTATATATCAGATTTATCAGAGCTCAGTACCCTATACTTTACCTTTAACTATTGCACAATCCACAGGGGTAGTGATAGAAGAGGGTAGAATGGTGGTAAGTGGGCCAGTAGGCACCTCAATATACGATTAATTATGGCATGGTATAGCAATTTTTTTAAGACAGC